CTTTGAGTGTGATTCAATCCTTGCAACACATTTAAGAACTTACATTCACCCGAACGATTAGCAATAACATACTCATTGTTAATATGGGTAGCTTTTATAGCATCATCAATAGTCTTAATACCGTGAAGAGAATTTCCATGCTTATCTTTCATTCCGTATGTACGCAATGACTGCGAAGGAATATCGAGACACATTCCGTAGTCCATATATGTATCCATCCACTTTAATACAGCTTTACGCTTAATCATAGCTTTGGGGCACGCAGGATCCTTCCAGTCGGCGGGCCATTGACCTTTTAAAATCTGAAAACCACCGCTGTCGCCTAACATGAATGTACCTGCTTCACGATTACGAACAATGCTTTCTTTAGGATCGTTTACAGTTGTATCTAAATTAGCATGACCAGCAGAGTATAAACCCCACTTGTAATGAAATAATCCCTGTTTACTATTAAGAAAGTTCAATGATTCAACATCAGGAATACCTTTAGGTATTCTAGCTACATCAAAGTACTGCTCACCGGCAGCTTGTTTGCCCAAGCCAGCAATATAAAAACTACTGACCGCAGGTAAGAACAATGCCCATTCTGGATCGTGACTAGCTGACAGATTAACTTGTTCCATTATATTTTAACTTCATCTTTCATTAGAATCTTGACCATTTCAATTTGATTCTTGTATTTGTTCATTTCATCTAGTAGACTTTTGATAGTGGGATTAGTCTCTGCTAATTTTAGTATCTCTTGTTCTTCAGCCCGCTTTTGTCTGGCCCAATCAAGTAATGATTCTGCTTCACCAGTTAGTCCAACACTTGCATAACTTGTGTTCATTACTATCCAACCTTGTCCATCAAACACTTGCAGTTCACTACCACTGATACGCATCATTCCCTGCATAGGATTGTTCATATTATTATTGATATAGGGAACACTAGTGCTCCCCGCAGAAACTACTGTATATCTACCAATGTGAGCTAGACCCTTGATCATTTTGCTTGAGCAGGCAACAAGTAACGATATGTAGCAAGACCGCTATCAACTATAATCTCTGCTGCACCTTGATCAGAAATACGAACTGTCTTATCACCGACTAGATCCATGATACTCAAGAACTGTTTGACAGGCCACATCCATTGACGAGTCAACGTACCAGTTACTCCAGAATGAAATACAAAGTTACCAGAGTGTGTTGACGGGTCACCAAAGTAAATCTTCAAGTCACCGTTCTCTACTCTAACAGTAAAGTTAGGTTCTTCTGAGTTAGCTGTAGCTTGCTTCTTAAGACGCTGAATACCTGCAATAGTTGGGACGAACTCAACATTCCAAGTTGCACCTTTGAATGCAACATTCTTTACTTTTTCGTCAACGATAGCACGGCTCATCAAACGATAGTCGTTGATAAAGTCTTTACCTTTTGTTTCAAAGTGAATGTTGCTAGGAGTTTGAACACCTTCACGGTCAACCCGAGTGACTGTGATGCTTGCGTTTGCATCATAATCATCAAACCCAAGAATAGTTTTCAACTTGCCCAAGTTAGGCATACCAAAAATGCCAGCAAAATCAGCAGACGGAGTAGTCAGTGTTGCACTAACGATAACAGACTTGTCATCTGCAATTGCGTTAATTTGTGTTTCTTTATCAGTACCTGTAATTTTAATCAGGTCAATGCAGCCTAGAGCATGAGTATGCTCGATCAAATCTTTCAAATTATCTTTCATATTTTTCCTTTAATGTTTGTATACTACTATTTAGGTAGTCGATGAGTGTATTATATAGGAATATATTACACAAATCAACACCAGTTTAACCGAATGTGAATAATGAATCGAATGTTGAGTTAGTGTTAATGTTAGACTTAATATCCCAGTCTAACACACCAATCAAGTTGTCAATCTTTTCATCAACTAATGTTGTTTCCATTAGCAAGTCATCAAACGGTAGATCCTTGAACCATTGTGGAAGTCGTAGTTCATCAGTCGGGTAAGCAATTGAAGTGTACCCCAACGCATTATCTTTCAGCTTACACACTACAACCTTCATACCGTCAACTATACTCATAGAATATTGATCACCATGAAGGCGGCGTAGAGTATTCCAATTCATAGCTGCACGAACGTGTCCGGGCATAGTTGCTTTGCCTGTCCTACTAACTTCTTCTTTCTGACTATATGATGTAAGTTTATTAACTGACTTGGGTGAGCCTTTTGTCCAACTTTCTTGTGCACCTAATTTAGTCTTGAAGTTTTTAATCACTTCAATAATCTCGTCACGCTGCTTACCAGTCAGCACCATAGTCAACACTTCCAACAAGAACTCTTGCACATACTTAGGAGTATCTGCTCGTTTAATGTCAAGACCTGTCGCTTTGATATCTCCTGTCTTACCATTAATATCTTTGCGTTTGCCTTCTTTGTCATAGACATTGACTGCATATCGCTTTTTAGTAATGAACAAAGTACGATCGGCTACAATTTCTCTACCTGCACGAATAATTTCACCATTCTTGCGCGGGCTATGAAATGCTTTTTCCATAAAGGCTGGGAAGCCTAAATTGATTTGGTCAGCGATAGTATCATACAACTGAATAGCCGTTTCTTTTGACCACTCCATTGTACCAGCAGTAACTTCGTCTTTGATAGTTTGCCATGCTGAGAAATAACATGAGTCAGTATCACCGTAAACGATAGAGTCACCTGTGTGATCATATTTACCAGTGATAATCTCATTAATGTTGCTCATCATGTGCTTGACAATCTGACGCCCACTTAATGTAACACTTTGACCAACTCGCTTATCATAGAATCGGCAATGTTCGTTCAACAGTGCGCCATATGCAGAGTTCAACAAAATCTTACGAACAAGCTGACGCTTATCCCAATACTCACGCTCTTCCTGAGTAGTAGATTCTTTCAACTTCTTTTGCATTATCTTACGATCTGAGTACCAGCGAGTAAGCAGTCCGGGAATAATACCTTGCTTTTCATAAGTGAAGATCGTGCCATTTGCTGACAACATGATCGGCTTATTACTATCAAAGACCATCTTCCAGATTTCTGCTGCACTCATCTCAACACTACGACCATCTTCATAATCAACTATGAGAAGAGTACCTCGTTCTTGATTCATAATAGCAGTATATTCTAAACTGCCAAACAAACCTTCCCACAAGATACTACCAGTGACTGCATCATCACCATCTTTGTGGCGTTTCTTTTCTTTTGCCAGTCGCTGACCCTTGTCATACATATATTGATCAGTTAGTGTTTGTCTGACCTGAGCAACCAGGGTCTCTGGCGCCATGTTGAGGGCGCGGATCGCAGACGGGTAGAGTGAGTTAAGGTCGACTGCTCCGACCCATTCATGAATTCCCTTTTTGGGAGTAGCAACATAGGCACCTGCTGCTTGCTGTTGTTCATCGTCGTCTTCATTGTGTTGTACCTTTCGTTTTTTATCGGGAACTACTAGACCATGCTCGTGAGCTTCGTTGAAGATTGCCATCTCAATCATTGCAACAGAACCCATGACAGTTGGCAACAGCACAGTATTTTCATGTGCTAGTTGATTTGCCAATTCTAAGAACTTAAGTTTGTGGTGAATCTTATAAACCAACATAGTATCTTGTCTGTTGTATTCAACGAACTTTTTAAAGTCCTTGTTGTACAACTGATCAAGAGTACCTTCATATTGAGTTTTGTTTTCGCCTACTTCCATCTCACCGATAGCATCTAACTTATAGCTGTGACGGGATTCATAGTTGTATTTCTTGTAGAGTTGCAAATAGTCCATATGAACACGACCAACTAAATCATATGTTTGTTCTTCTTTACCAAAGCGTTCGTAAGTACGAGGCTTGGGCAATTGACCCAACAAACAAAACTTTCGAGTATCATTTTTTGACATAACTCTAGTGACACGATTGACCAAGTACGGTATGTCGTATCCTTCTGAGTTCCAACCAGTCAATACATCAGCATCTTCAATTAACTGAAAGAACACATCAAACATATCCTTTTCATTAGTGAAAAGCATAGTATTCTCAAATGATGCACAGATTTCTTGTGCAGTTTCAGGTGTCATGTGCTTGGGAGCAATGACTAAAGTAATCAACTGATCTAACCAATCTAAGTAACAACTGATAGCAGTCACTGGATTGAAAGGATCACTAGTAGGACTAAAGCCCTTGACTGGGTCAAAGTCTACTTCAATGTCAAAGAAACAAGTGTGTAACTTAGGTGCATCAATCTTAAGATAGTTCTCACTAAGGCAGCGAAACACTACTGGTACATCGCTTTCAAAGATTCGCTTGTTACTGTGAATCCGACGCTCTTTTTCAAACTCTTCCCGTTTGCGTGAACTAAATCTTGATACTGAGTCACCGAACAAACTACGATGCTTACCTTTAGGGTCAGCAAAGTACATTACATAGTTCGTAGAGAATTCCTTAAACTGACGAACACCATTTGTGTCTCGTTCAACCACAATGATCTTATCTGCGTTCTTATCAAGAATCGCATCCACATAAGACATTACAGTGTTTTCCCGACAGCTTCCAAAATCGTGTTCAGTTCTTCGTGATCAGCGTTAGTTGCACCCAATGATGCTTTATGAGCAATACGGATTGCTTTCTTAAGAATGCCGGGTTTAACTTCAAGTTCTTCTGCAATTGCTTTAATAGTGTCAGTGAGTCCACCGTTAAGTGTGTCAATTTCATTCATGACTGTCATGCCTTCGTTGACCAATTGAGTTAGTTTTGCTTTTTCTGCGCCGCTGAAAATCTTATCCATTAGAATATTCCTTATAAAATAGTAGTATACACTTCGTGAGAAGTAAAGTCAAGCATTTAGCTTGCGTTCAACAATCTTCTTGACCATAGTGTGAATCCCCGGATTTACATGTAGGGCATGTGGTAAGAGATTGTGTCGAACATAGTTACGCATATAATCGGTGTTGTCATTACTGAGATCGTGACACCAGCTGATCATATGTCGTTCACACCAAGCAGTAAATTCACTCTTGCGTGTTGTTAAGAATGGGCGCACTACATTATTGCGCTTGGATGGGATAACTTTAGCTGTACCGTGCATGGACGACATTAAATATGTTTCTACGCAGTCATCCAAATGATGACCAGTGACAACAGTATCAAAGCCGTCTAAGAACTTATAGCGTTCATCACGCCAATGTTCTTCTGCACTTAGCTTTTTGGGTTTGTTGTCTTGTAAGAATCCTACAGTTAGTGTGAGCTTTCGGTCAGTGCAAAATTCACTTACGAATTTGTATGCTCGTTCACTGTTTTCTGTACCATGATGGAAGAATGCACAATCCACTGAGTGCTTGCGACTAAGAAAGTCTGTGATTGCAACTGAATCAACTCCACCAGAGAAGGCAACAGTTACGCTTTTGGGTAGAGGGAATAGCAGTTTGATCATCTACGCAGTATAGCATAGATTAAGAATTATGTCAATCTAAATCGGCTAAATCAATATAATTAATTGGAACACCTTTAATAGCAGCAGCTAAAGCACGATGGTTTCCGTCAATAATTCGGTCACCGGCAATTACGATTACTTTATTTGATAGAGCAGGGTCATTTACATATGATTGTACTAGTTCTTTTCTGTCATCATCTAACATATCCATTACATCATCAATATGTTCTGCGCGGTACTGACTGAGTAACATAATCATTACTTTGTGTTTTGGCATTGTTTGTATATCTAGTAGGGTATCAAATTCACTTGGAGATACATAGTCCCAAAATGTTTCGTCACGGTCTGGATAGTTTCCGCCATATAGTTGATCTAGAGTAGCAGAGTTGCCAATAGTCTCATTAATTGAATGATCCCATGTCATACTTTTACTGCCCTTTTGAATAGGCTTGAAGCCTTGTCCCTTATAGAACTTTGTTAGCTTACTTTGACTTACTTGACCTTTATCCCATGGAAATAATGTCAAGCTGATACCATCTTCTTTAGCGAGTGATTGCAATTCTTTCATTGCTTTAGAACCAACTCCTTGGCGTAATGGATATGCTTGGAACCATTTGACTTCAACAGCACCACGCTTGCTAAAACTTGGAACAAGCTCAAACATAGCAAACTGTTGCTCTTCACCTTCGCCCCATACCATAACATGGTTGTTCTGCATAGTATACGGGTACTTTGCATAGACTTTTTCGATCCACGCTTTAGCTGCTTCGTTTGCAGCACCTAGCTTGATTCTGACTGGCTCGTCTTCTTTCATTAGATGTTGGGCATCACCGGACTTCTTCCAAGCCTTCCACATTGCTTTACCGGGTGCTAATTGTGAAGCACTAGGTTCTATCGTGTTGCCTAACATTCTAGCATAAGCATACATTGTACTTGCTATGCCTGATTTTTGATATTCTGGCTTCACTGTTGTTAGTGCGCTTACTAACGAGTCACCAAATGTTGTGTAAAATTTAGCTTGACCGATCATTTGATTATCATCATAGCATCGTATGACAAATAAGTCTGCTTTATGAAATCTATCAGGTTCTAATGCCGCTGTATATGTATATGCACCAATCTTTTGCTTGTGACTAAATCTAGGATCTAGTACATCTGGATTGATTTCTTCGTTGATGAATTCGTGTGCTCTCATTTGATTTTATCCCACTTATCTACTAACGCATTTTTAAGTGCCACGGTGTTTGCGAATTTATTTTTACGCATATAATCATTTATCTTAACTGCCGTAGGGTAATCAGTTGAGTTAGGTTTACGAGCATTGCTCATGTCAGTACTTAATCCGCTATCCTCATCACGGTATCTGCTACCGTAATATACTAAATCATATCGTAATTTTTCGGCTCTTGGAGTAAGGTCTGCTTTGTTGTTTTTATAAATCAACTCAAGCCACGGTTCAAGATACATTGCTGGAGGTCTACTTGGTGTATAACCTTTTTGTTGCGGGCCTTTGAGTAATGAAGCTGCTGCTGATGGAGTTACTGCTTTACGAGTATCTTGCAATCTCCAAGCTGATTCATCGGTATATAAGTACGCAGGTATACCACGCTTCTTAGCAGTGATTAATGTAGTTCTGACTTCGGGGCTGCGATACTCACTTTGTTCTTTAAGAAGTACATGAACAGCAAGTACACCATTAATTGGAATCTCCGGCTCTTTACTGAATATCCTATCTTCGCTTTCACTTGTACGGGTGCCTCCACTATGCTGCCAAGAGCGATCCCAGTAGTCAACCGGCTTAGATTTATAACGCTGATTTAGCCAATTGCCGTCAATAACAAACATCACAGCAGAAGAACCTGTGTAGCGATGATAGTCACCTACTTTGCTGCGAGTTGTACTTAGAAAGTAAGGATAGCCAGGTGGAGCATATTGTTCTTCACTCTTGCTACCAGTGATACTACTAAGTTGAAATACCCCGGTAGTTAGAATTTTTGCCGCGGCAGATACTCCGCAATAGTGATAGACAATCGCAGTAGCTGCTTCATCTATTATCTGTTCAGTTATAAATTCACTTGCTCTCATATTACATTACAAAGATTTGCCCCACTGAGCTTGATAACACATCATCAAACATATAATGCATATCATTAGCTAAAGTTTGTGTAGCTTCTGCTCTATCACCTTCATCACGATACTCGGGCTTGATGTTCATATACTGACTAGGGTTACCCCAGTTTTTACGACCGTACCCTAAGTTGCCTGGCAATGGATTGAATGAAACATTACCAGTACCTAAATACTGAGCAAATATTTCATACATAAATTCATATGGACGTTTAATTTCTCCACTACGACTACTACGCTGTGTACCAATCG